TCAACATTGGATTTAAGTTAAGCAAATATGTCACTCAAATTCCTTCTTATTCACTTGGAAAATTCATCAAAACCTTAGGGTCCACACTCATTTTGGACATGTAACCTCTTATCACATCTTTCATGTGCACTTGTGTTTCTTAAGATTCATCCAATTCAATCTCCATTTATTTAAGTTTCTCCACCATTTGATCAAGCTAGTCTTTATATCCTTGTATAGTTCTCTCATACCCAGTATCATCTATAGGTAACTACACAATAGCTCCTTATTTTTGTAGTAATTCATTCCTCTTACTTTCTCCTATATTAAATTAATCCGAAGCTTTTTCAAAATGTTAAGATAAAGCTGGATTCTTTTTCTTGTATAATAAGGAAGCACTCTCTAAAAATTATGGGTAACTTGATCCCTTAAATTAATCTGAAAAACTTCTCACATACTGTCTTAAAGGTACACTATAGTCAAACCCCAACTTATCATTATGCCTAGTCATTTCCTTCACTAACGTCCTAGCCTTTTTGATATCAGTTGACTTCATGCCTCTATACAATGGAGCTGATACAGCTGCAATGACACCTTATTTAGCTAAGAGGGATAAATTCATTTTGATCCATTCACTTTCATCTTTAGTAACCCAGATATGAGCCACCGCAGGTATTACTTTATCCACATCTTTATCAGAGACTGTTTAAACCACATGTAAGTACTTGTAAACACCGTTCTCCAACATAGGATCTTCTGCATGTCTAGCATATTCAGATTCAATAGCTTTAATTTCTGCTACATTTTTAAAAAATTAATATTTTCTTTAGTCGTTCATCATGTAAAAATCTATTTATTAAAATAACAGTTGTTTAATTATATGACTGCTACATTAGTCACTATCCACATGTCTTTTAGTACCCTTAACTAAACAATTCATAGTGACTGAATTAAATTAACCAAAGTCAACTCTGCGCTTAAACAATTTATTGTTATCTACTAGATGTCCAAACAACTTAGGAAAGTCCTAAACTTAAACTAACAAGGCTCGACATTTAGACTCATTGATTAAAGATGACAATTTTATAAGTTCTTCCTTATAATAATCCTTCATAGATTCAGACACCACAGGCTAAGCCACTTCACCTCTGATCATATGAACATATTCATCTTTTTCATCATCATAAATGTAACCAAGTTCAAGCATTACTCTTTTCACTTTACTTGAATTTCCTATCTTCAATGTAGCAGGATTTAAAACCAAATGAGACTTAGGCAGTGTCTTTAACACAGCCCTAATATAACAATCCAAACCAGCAATTGTGGGATACTGGTCCAATAAAGCGTTCAATTTTCCTTATATCAAAATGGATTCTTTCTCACTACCAGGCCTAACATTAATCTTATCTGTCCAACCATGTTTATAAAAAGAAGATGAGAATTCCTTAAAACACTCTACTTAACCATTGTCAGCCATCACGACAGTAAATTTACAAAAAGAATTACCAGTGCCCTATGATTTTTCTATGGTAACTTTGAAGCCCATTAAATTAGCAGCTTAGTTTATATATTCAGTCAAGTCCTATTCACTGGGGATACTATTGTCATCTCCTTCAGTTAAACCAGTCAAGTTGTCAGTGAGTAATGAAGTTAGGTCCTTACAATATGGTAAGTGGAATTGCATTAATTTCATAGCCTCTTAAGTGTCTCCGTTTGTTAACCGCAGAGCACTTACAACTTACACAAACAAATAAGTAAGAAAAGTATTACCCCAAGAAGTTGACTTTTCACCTGATTGCCTGCAAGAAACAGCTACTACATTTACATCCTTATAGTGCAAGTCTAAATCACTACATATCACTGCTTTCCACAAATCCAACACAGCAGGGTCCGGACAACATGCTTTTAAAACTTCCATCTCAACATTTTAACACCACCGAGACTATGAACTATCATAAGATGAAAAATCCAAATCAAACACATATTAGGTCTATGCTGAAATGGATAAGACTCTAGCTGATATTTCAGCTGAAGTTAAACCTTTTATAAATGTAGGCAATTTACTCAACAAATCCTACACATAATAATTCACACTTTAAGTCAAATCTCTAATACATTCATCTCTTGCTGATATAGTACGGGCTAACCTTAGTGAAGAACATAACACTTCTAATTTTAGGAAACATTTAGTCAAGTTGTTCAACATCCCTTCTTCCAACCCAAAGCAGTCCCATTTGCTCACTATCTCCTAGATTCTCTTTTCTCTCATTTTGACAGTTAGCTTTGTCATCTCTTCTCTTAAATAGTCAATGGCCAACTATTTAAAATCTCTGTGAGGTTTCGCCCCAAAAATGTTAACTAAACCAGTCATAATATCACCTGCTAGTTTCACTAGTTAATTGCAAAATCCATAATTGGCAGCTACTACAGAGTTGGACATACGTAAGTGAATAGATTACAAACCATTTAATTTACATGGACACGAAACATGGTATTTACCTTAATGACCCTCAGCAATAGTCAAAATTTGCCTACACATTAAATAAGGTGGATGACAAATTTCCTTATCAAATTAAGCTTTGTATATGAAACTCTCACTTGTGGTAGACAAATTTCCAGGTTGTATGCATCCTCCGGACAAGAACCTGATCCCATTTTTAACTATTATCTAAGATGAAATTGAATGATCATCATCATTTAATTTTACTTTAGCTGCTTGATAATAAT